AAACGACTACATTCACATCATATTATGGGGCGTAGGATACTTCAAACAAGATGGTATTTGCCAAATGGCATGTGTCTATGCTCTAGTTGTCATAAGTTTAGCGTTAAGTTTTCCGCTCACGAAACACCATTGCTATATGTTTTTTGGGTGCTAGAGAAAAGGGGTACAATGTGGCTTACGAAACTGATGAATAAATTTAAAAAGAAAAAGAAATATTCGTTAGAAGACTATATCAAAATGTATAAAGGGTTAAATCGATAAAAATATGTGATAAATGCGGACATGTTATCGAGGGTCAATATATACCACCGGGAGTATAAAATGTCTGAAAAACAAGAAAAGATTAAGGGAATTATTTGTTATTACAAAAAGCTTAGGGGGTACGATAAGCTATCTCATTGGGACAAATATCATTTTACAAGAAATTTAAGACCCACGAAAGCCCTACTAGAAATATTTAATGACGATGTTGAAAAAATACTTAAGTGCATAGATTGGGTCGCTGATAAAATGAACAAAAATAACTTGAATTGGACGCTTGAAACGGTAATAAAATTTGAACCAGATTACACATTACAACATCAAAAGAGGGAAATATTTTGAACAGTTTCGATGAACTTAATAATATAGAAAATGATCTCGAGCGAAAAGAAATAATATTATGTCAAAATAATATAATAAATCAATCCCAATTATTGGATCATGTAAAGAATAACTCTCGGGGTGAAGTTATACATTTAAGTGCCTATCCCACTTTAGATGATACTCTTAACGGGATTGAGACAGGCGAGGTTATTGTTTTGGCGGGAGCTACGGGTAATGGCAAGACTACATTTGCACGCTCTTTGACACATTATTTTAGCGACATAAATAATCCACCGTTATGGTTTAGCCTTGAGATGACTCCATATAGACTATTAAATAGTTTCGGCGGACAAATACCTAAATTTTATGTTCCAAAGATAATTCCCAGGAACATTAATATTAATTGGATCGAAGATCATATAATTGAAGCAAAAGAAAAATATGGTGTGCATATTGCTATTATAGACCATTTACATTATATCGTAGATTTCGCTGTAATTCGAAATAGTATATCATTGGCTATTGGTGATACTATGAGACAACTAAAACTTATGGCGGAAAGACATAATATTATTATTATACTTATTGCGCATACCACAAAAGTTAGATTCGATAATAAGCCCGATATATCTGATATAAGGGATTCGTCTTTTATCCAACAGGAGGCCGACACTGTTTTGATGATATGGAGAAAGGCAATATTTAATGATAACGAGTTCAAGGAATATACCAGTGACTGCAAGATAGGGGTGTTTAAAAACAGGCGGATAGGAACGCTAAAAACAATCAAAATGTACTACAATTATAACCTAGAGAGAATAGTCGAGGAGTCATGTTAGGGGATGGGTATGAATAACCTGGAAACACTTTCGAGAATATATTCAATAATACATAACCAACCCGGATGGTATATTAAGTGTACTAACAGTAAATTATTTTCCCATAACGATGTAAAGATATTAGAAGACATGGATAATTTTATGAGTTTTTACATTCCTAAACTAAAAAAAGAAAATGATTTTAAGTGCGGTAAAAATATCAAAGATTTCGTATGTGAGTATAATCAGGGTGATCCCGACTGGGTTAAACGTCAAAGAATTCTGTTTCTTGATCAAGAATTGGGCAGGTTGGCAAAAAAATCAATAGAAATAGCTAATATAGTAATGGGTATAGATTCCAGTGTCAAAAAGCGTATGTTTTTAGCCTCTAGTAACCATAGGGAATTATACATCAAATACAAGAGTTATCTTAAAGAATTACAGTATTTACAGTACGATAACACCAAACAACGTGTTACGGAGTGGGAAATAGATAGAGCGATGACTTATCCTATAGACAAGTTGCTAAATGTAAAAAGAGGTAAGGCGTTATGTGTTTTTCATAGCGAAAATAATCCTAGTATGGATTGTAGGGGTAATTTTTATTATTGTTACACTTGCGGTGCAACAGGTAATGTAATACAGTTATTTATGCATATGCATGGATTACAATTTGTCGATGCAGTAAAAATGTTAAATAGAATATAGGGGAGGTAGAATGAAGGTAAACGCAATTGAGTGTTTAAATTGTGGCGACACTATTTTTTCAAGGGTTAGGCATGATATGCGGTATTGTTCGTGTGGTGAGGTGGCCATTGACGGCGGTTTTAACTATGTAAAAATGTCAGCAAAAGACCCAGGAAATTGTATTGTAAAAAAAATTAGTATCGGTCAAAGCAGAAAGGAGTTGGCTCAAGATTATAATTCCGGGTTAAATAAGTACGGGCTAATTAAAAAAGTTTAGGGGAGGTGATGAGGGTTATTTATGAATAAGAAATATCAGATAATATACGCAGACCCGCCCTGGCCTATAAAAAAGATGCCAAGGCAAGTAAGACCCAAACAGCTTGATATGCCATATAAAACAATGACGTTTAAAGATATATGTTCTTTGCCCATACAAGACATATCAGACGAAAATGAGTGTAATTTGTTCTTGTGGACGACACATAAATGGCTTCCGAAAGCTTTTTCTGTAATGGAATCTTGGGGATTTGGGTATAATTGCACTATAACATGGGATAAGGGGTATGGTTTTACTCCCTACTCTTTTATGTGGTCAAGTGAGTTTTTGCTGTATGGGCAATTAAAGAATAAATGGGTAAGACAACCAGGAATCGGAAAACATAAAACTGTTATTAAGCACAAACCAATAGGGCATAGCATAAAACCGCAAATTTTCAGAGACACTATTAAATTATTTTGTGGAGATAAACCGGCAATAGAACTTTTCGCCAGACCCATAAGTCCGTTATTCCCAAAAACCCCAGGTTGGGACGTATGGGGCAATGAGGTCGAGAGCGATATTGAACTATAGGAGGCAGGGTGAAAGTAATAAAAAACGCAGTAATTGAAAGTACTATGTTGGGAGTGGAAGACCACGGGATTATGACCTGTTTTTTGAATTTGAATTATGGTGGAAGTGGTCAAGGTTTTGGTGGTTATGGGCTTGATGAACCCATCAAAAAAAATGGTAAATTTATACGCAGACAAGGCTCTGCTTATGGTATGGAATTTATAAAACGCATTTTAGAAACACTGGAAGTTGAAACGTGGGAAAAATTAAAGGGTGAGAAAATAAGGGTTGAAGCTGAAGAATGGGGGGAAATATATAAAATAGGGCATTATATAAAAGATAAATGGTTTGAACCAAAAAAAGATTTAAGTTATTTTTTTTTATAAAGAGGAGGATTAAATGAATAAATTTAGAGAGATATTATTAAGTTGTAAAGTTGACTTAATTAATCCTAATGAGTGCTGTAGTAAAGATATGCTTGAAATATGTTTAAACCAAGCAGAATCCGAAATCAAGCAAGAGCTGGCGAGGGTGATTGAATCTGTATGTGCCGACAATTGTCATATATCGGGAGATAATAGAGAGGGTTGCGAGGATTGCTTAGTATATTTTATCAAAGAAAAGTTAGGTATAGGGGGGGTAAAAATGAATAAAGAAGAAATATTGCAAGAGTTTAGCAGAAGATTCTTAAAGAAAACAGGCGATTTAAAAAGTGGTTTTTATAATGATGTTAATTCTTATTCTGTCGTAGAATGGCTTTCATCTATATTAGACCAATACGAGCCGAAGCTGAACGAGGAGAAGGTATATAATTTAATAATAGAAAACACTCACGATAAATATGAACCAATGGAAGGAATAACTTGTTTTACATCATCACAAGATGGTCAAATAGATTACAAAAAATTAGCCAAGGCAATCTGCGAGAACGAAAAAGAATTGAGGGAGGAGTAAATGAAAGTATTAATTTTATGTATTACGTATGTTTGGAGTGTAGGGTTTTTCGCAATTGATGGTAATAATATGGAATCAAGGGTAAATAATGAATTTCAAGTTGTAGCTTCCAGGGAAGATGCAGGGCGGATTGTGTATGAGCAGAAAATAGAAAATGAACATACAATTAATAATTATAATAATGCTAAATATGCATTGTATGAAATTAATATTACAAGCAATACAATTAAAGAAGTTTCGATTCCTAAAGCTAAAATTATATTTGAATGAGGTAAACAATGAAAAAGGAAGAAATATTGCAAGAGTTTGCGGGGAAGTTTAGAATGAAGTTTAATATTGGGGTAGTTCCTGACGATATGACTTATGCAGATATTATTGATTTTATTAAGTGGGCTTTAGACCAATACGAGCCTAAGCCTTTGGATGAGAAAATTATTTTAAAATTAAAAGAAATTGTAAGAAGGGGGAATAATGAGTAAAAAACTTGCCGGACTAATAAAGATAGACCCGGAAAGGGTTTTGGTTGAATTAGGCGGTAGACCCATACAACTAACTCCTAGCGAGTTTAGAATATTGGATTTACTTGTTTCAAATAAAGAAAAAGTTTTTTCCAGGGAAAGGATATTAGATTATTTATGGAAACAAGATAAGGCGGTAGTTGATAGAACCATTGATGTTCATATATCAAATTTAAGAAAAAAAATAGGGCATATGTCAAAATATATTAAAAATGTTAGGGGGTTTGGCTATAAAGCAAGTGATAGAATATAAACCACTAGTTATATCTATAGCAAAAAAATACGCTAATTGTGGTGTTGATTTTAACGATTTAATACAAGACGGGTTAATTGGTGTATTGGAGGCTCAAAAACGTTTTGATAAATCAAGGAGAATTGAGTTTACTACGTATGCCTCATATTGGATTAAGAAATATATTTTAAATGCCATAAAAAATAATGTTGAGCAAAGTTTATGCAGTGTTAATTTTAATGATAATATTCAAAGCATTCCACGGGATATTTCAAACGCTGATGTTGTTATTCCTGAAAATATACCTCAAATAGAGAGGGAAGTTATACATCTTTTTATAAATAAACGAAAGACATTGAGAGATATAGCTAGTGTCCTCAATACTAGAACAGAAAGGGTAAGGCAAATTAAAAATAAAGCTCTTAGAAGGATAAGGGCATTAAATAGGTAGGTCATCATACACCGCCATGTCTTTTATTCTCACATTTATCACATAGGGTGCGTAACCACCCCCCACCCCGCAATTTACCTTTATTTCCACAATTCTCACACACCGTAGCAGATTTATCCTCATACCACCCAATTAAATCAAATATTAAATCGCTTGTCGTACTTGCATAGAAACGCAATGTTCCATACTTTTCTTTTACCTGCACGACCTTAAATTCTTGTCTTAGATCTGGGTACATATCTAGAATACGTGATATGTCTTTACATAAATTTTTTATGAGCTCGTACCAACCATCACCAGTATCTATGCCCCAACACATACATGTTTGAGTCGTTGGTAAACTCTTATCTCTAAACATGTAGTCGTATTTCTTATAAATTTGCTCTTGTAGCCCTTGTTTCATATCATCTCCTTTTAGATCTTCTTTTATTTCCTCTTTTTCTTCTTTTTGTACACAATCTCATACCTAGAAGTTTTTTATATTTTATCCATTTCTTATCTACTATAGTTCTATTGCCATAGTCGCCGTTATTACATATTTGTGATGCTAATTTAACAACTTTACCTGTATCTTCAATTAACCATCCTACTTCTCTTACAAGAGCCAGGTTTTCTTTTCTAACTTCCTCTGGTTTAGCCCACTCAGAATCCCCGACCGCATCCTCCCACTCTATGTAATACAATGGTATTTTCTTTTTCATTTTTTTATCTCCAATTCTTTTATTCGCCTTTCTATTACGTGTCTACTTAACTTTAGTACGTCGCCAATAGATCTCACACTTTTATTTGGAAAATATTTCCTCAAAACCTCGTCTTGCCAAGGCTGAAAACAATACTTTCTCCCAGTTATTGCATTCGGTAGCGATTCAAGTTTTTTTACAATGTCTTCTGGGATTATAATTTCAGGCTTTTTGATTTTTGCGCTCTTACATCTGCTATATGAGCTTGCCATACATACCCCCCCTTATTATTTATATTAAAAGATAGTAGACCGAAATCAACATGCCCGCTACACCTTCTTGCCCCGTACTTCGATCCCATGGCTTGTAATGCTGGTGTTGTTATACCTAAAAACCTATCATTACCACAATATGTATAATAATGCACATGACTTCTTATAATTATACTAGCCGTAGGTTGTTCTTTATGCTCTGCCCAGATGGTGTTCCATAGCCTTTCCTTAGCTATAGATGTATGTCTTGTGTGAGGTAACGATGAAGATGATAAATGGTGCTTGATATCAAACACCACACCATTAACATCTACCCACTCGTGCGATCCTATTTTTTCTGCTTTTACACCATCGGCTATGCTATTTTCCCAGTCTTCTAATGATCCCACATGATAGGCTGTTCCATACAAAACCACAACCTTAGTATTTTTAGATTTAGCATAATTTATAACTTCCATAGCCATTGTGCATTGTTCTTGCCTATTGGGTGTTATAAGCTCGGTTGATCCGGACATTTCACCCCTACCATCAATAAGATCACCATTACATATTAATACATCTATAGGTTTAAGTTCGTCTATAGTCTTACAGTAAAAATCCCAACATTGTTTTTGTATTTTGCCAAATTTATTTTTTTTAGCGGGACTATTTTTGTTTGATTTATATTGATATAATGGCGGGGTTAGCCCTACGATATGCCCGCAATGAAAATCACTGACAATAACTACTTTTTTACCCATTATAAACTCCTCTTATGTAGTTTTTAAATTTAGGGAAGTTGTATTTATTTCCAGGACAAGTCTTATCGGCGTACGCCCAATGTGGAAGTATATTTTCTATCTGAATATTAAACTTCCGCATTAATTCACGACATAACGAAGCGAGTATGAAATATTGTTGATGAGAGGGTTCGTATAGGTCGTAATTCCCCACCAAACATACGCCAATAAAACTTCTATTTACTTTTGGTTCATGTGCTCCTACAACAGATAGCGGTCGTCCAATTTCAATACGATAAACACCATTTACAATCTCTAGCACAAAGTGATACCCAATGTCTTTCCATCCCCTGATATTAATATGAAATTTTTTTATAGCCACACAGTCTAATAGCGTTCTGTCTTTTGTTTGAGAGTGATGTATTACTATACCTTTCCATTTTTTTATACCATCGTATTTTCTGATATACTCAAATACATTATCCATGAAACCTCTAGTTTAACATCGTATTTTCTACCTCGGTTTTCTTCTTCCCGTCTTGATAGGCTTGACCTATAATTTGCGATCCGAATAATCCAGCTATCGCTGTAATAGCGGGTGTTATAAGGCTTTCTGGTATACCGGCTTTGTATAGTAATATTGTTACCACGGTTATAGCTGCTCCACCGATCCATGCCGATCTTGCTTTCTTTGACTTCACTAAACTATTTGCTTTCATTACTCCCCCTAGCTTAGATTATCGATTGTTTCTGTTGCTTTAGATTTTACTTCATTGAATTTATCTTCAGTAATAAACTTCTTTAAAATAATCTTTACAGCAAACTTGATGATTGGTCCATCTATTGGCTCAAATATTCCAGTTTTTGTATTTTCCTCAATTATTTGGGCTATAATATCATCTAGCTTATCGTACTCAATAGACTTGATTAAATCACCACTTCTTACTAATAGTCCGTCTACGTAATTACTAAATGCTACCTTTACTTCCTCTAGTTTCTCTTTTTCGCTAGCAACACGTTCGCAGATCTGCTTCACCAATTCCTTAGACATAACGCCTCCTTTATGGCGGGACGAGTCGTTGCCCCCCCCCCTAATTTATGTATCTACTATCATTATTAAAATTGATTTGATTTCTTAGCAACATGCTATCTATAGATTCTGACTGGTTATTATTTATAGTAAAAAGAACACGTCTTACATGTCCCCAAAAGTTAAAGCTTAATTCAACAGCATCGTAATCGTTATCAATACATAGAGCGAAACGCTTAATGAATCGAACCATGATAAAATAAAGGATGTCCGCTAACTTTTCTTTGATTTTTTTCATGTCTTCCCCTTCACTATATTATACGCCTGGAGTGTTAAGATTTAATTAAGAGTTATTAAATTATATACTTGTTTGAACGATAAAAAATACTAAGCCGATAAGCGATATTATTATTGCTCTAAATCCCCATGTAAGCCAGTTTATGGAAGATTTAAACCCAATAACACCATCTAATTTTTTTTCTATCCTGCTTAATGTGTCTTTTATATTTTTATGTCTTTCGTCGCATAAATCTCTTGATACAGATCTTGGCCTACTCATCTCGACCTCCTGTTTTTTCTTTTTCTACCGTATGTCTGTAATCCAAACCCAAACACCCCAAGAGCTGACAGCGGTAATAATGTAGGATCATCTTGATATATTTCATACATATCCTGGGCCACCATGGGAATCATTCTTTTGGCGACATCTTTAGGTAAATTTAATTCGTTACCCATAATATCTTTTCCCCTTAAGTAATCCGTTACAAAGGAAACGACGGGGGCTTGTTTATATCCAAGAGATCTACTCAGTAACCCAAGTCTGGTAATGGGCTTATACCCCTCGCCTAATTTATACGTTTTTCCCGTTGTGGTGCTTTTCAATTGGCCGGTTAGTAATCTCGCTGCCAATACGGCGTACTGTCCAAATCCCGCCAATACGTCTATTCTAGTGTTGCCTATTCTAACTTTCCCAAAGTCTGAACTTGTAGGATTGATTTCAACCTTCCCACCCGCTAATGCGCTTAAACTTATAACTGTCCCAACTAATCCCACGTTAGCAAATAACGATTTTAGGGCTTCCCTTCTAACAAAGGGGTGCATTTTCATATAATACATAGGATTCATTAAATTAAGCCTAGACATCATTAATTTTGGAGAAAACAATAGACCGTTAATTAAAGATGCTGATTGTTCAAATTGACCTAGTGATCCCTTACCCGTGCCATTATTTACAAAATCAGCTATTCCTTTAGCTAGGTCCCTATCTTTAAAGGCATCGTACCCAGCTCGCTTTGCTTTATTGACCATATCTTCAAATACATCTGCCCGTAGTTTATTTAAAAAACCCGTATATGCCCTGCCGGATGCCCTCACGCCACCGCCTATAACTGGTATTTTTTCAGCCAATGCAGACTTGAAGGCTTCCTCTCTTAGCGATATAACGCTGTCCATATCGGATAACGCTAATTTACTATCCAACATTAATTGATACGACGGTTTTTTTGCAATAGATTCATGTAGTGCTTTAAAGTTTTTTTCCCGAGCAAACGACTTAACCATGTCTTTGAAAGCGGATACAAACTGTTTGGGCCTACTAATAAAAAACGCACCCTGCCTAAACGGTCCCGACAAATCATAGGAAGACATTAATGATCGTGGTATATTGGCAACATCTAGACCCAACGACTTTAGTTTTACCATCATTGGTCGAGCGTCCAATAATGCCTGCGTCATTTTTTTACCAAATACTTTATGTAACTTCGCTATTCCCGCTTCACCGGGAATTGACCCACCAAATTCACCGAGTATTTGCGCTAATGACCTACCGGCTGATATTTTATCAAATTCACTTATTAATGGCGAATCATTAATCTGTGTAAACAAATCATATATATCTGCTTGGCTTAATTCTTTTCGTATTGACTCAAACTGCGCCCTAGGTAGTTCGCCTTTTAATTTACTTAATTTTTTTCTAAAGCCCACCTCACCTTTGGTTGTTTTACCAACTTTTACAGCTTCTGCAATTCTTTTTGCTCTTTCTCTGGCGTACAATGTTTCTTGTTTCCCTATGATAGATTTTGCATTACGCAATGCTTTGACTACTTTTTCAGCCGATGTGAGCGCTTTCTTCTTTGGCTCATCTACTGCCTTACTCGTGGCTTTAAATAATTTACGCTTTTGATTAATAGCGTATTTTACTTTTGCAACATTATCAAGTTCTGATACTGCTCTTGTAATTGTTGATTTAGTCATAGGTTCTTCAAACTCTGCGTATAGCTTTCCTGTACCATAATTAACTATTCTAGCATTTTCTCCGCCAGCTCTTTTAATTGTTTTTTTAATTATTTTTTGAGCAATTTTACTATTGGTAAATTTTAATATAGCTTTTTTCCCTAAATACGATGCTACCGGCATAACACCTAGGGACGTACCTATTTCCATTGGTGTTGGGATAATCAATTCTGCTGCGGACTTTGCTATTTGTTGGCCGGTCCTAGAAACTGCCTCGTGATGCCCCGCTACGGTCTCGCCTAACGCACGTAGTTGACCTGTAGCAGCCTCAATAGGTGTTTTAGCTGGTTTAGTATCCTTTGTAGGTAAAACTCTTTCTATAGCCCCAGCAGCGGTCTCCTTAACGCCTTCCCTGAACTTTTGAGCGGCCATCTCTGCCTTGAGGCCATATTTATATATAGGCTCTGCTAATGTTGCTTTTTTGAGAGCCTCACTTGCTGCGCCTTTAATAGCTTGGGATAGCGTGGTTTTTTTTGGTACAATCCCCCTCTCTCTAGCTATTTTTAATATTTCCTTTTGATCATCAGGTAAAAAACCCCTTTTTTCGGCTATAAGCATTGCCTCTAGTTTTGTAACCATTATTTTATCCCCAATATTTGTTTTATTTCATCATCTGTGGGCTCTAGGTTTACGCCTTCTGGCACAGGTGACGCTATAGGCTGTTTTGTTGCCTCTGCCCCCCCTTTTATCTTGCTCCATAAGCTGGAAAACCAATTTTTATCATTCTTTAGGATTTTTATAGTATCTGTATTCATTCCTAACCCCAGCCCAGCTTGATCTATCGCTTGTTCAAATGTTAAATCTGGGTTAGCTTTATATAATTTTACAGCAAGATTCATTAGTCTTTCTTTTCTTTTACCTTCAATATCTTTTGCAGCGGAATTCTCCTTTAGGTAATCCAGCTTTTTCTGAAAATTAATCTCATCTCTCTCTATTCTATTTTTATACTTCGTTTGCTCTATCTGCTTTTTATTTAACATTTTCTTTAAGGAGCTTTCTGTTTGCATACCTCTTTCGTATGTTTTTCTACTCATTTCAACGGGAGTCCCTATGTTGAAATTCATTCCCTGGAAATTTCGCTTAAAATAATCTATATTATTTTCAGTAGGTGTTACTATTACCATATCTGATGCCGTCTCTCGTGGTTTCCACCTTATGTCTTTCGGAATAGGTTTCCCCGACGCTATATTACTCATTAATCGTACTTCTTCCTGAAAGCTTATCGGCTCATTGTTTCTAAGGGGTTGCGATGTTTTAAATTTTTCTTTTATCATGTCTAGGGCTAACTGATAGTTTGATTTTTGCTGTTCTTCTGCTTTCCGTATACCACCCATAACACCGGCCCCTAAACCCTCGGCAAATCCCCTTCCTACTGGTTGCGATTGCTCCCTTTCTATTTCCCACTTCCTTTGAAACATTGGCGCAAATTGACTTCCTTGAAATTGCGGCATATTACCTCCTGTTATCTTAATTCTACCCCATATACCCATATTGATAATTAGGTACATTTAATTTACTTCCAGTGTATGGATACGACCCCAGTGGATTCTGAGATTGTATAGGGTAGTATCCGTATGATGGTTGGCTTTGTCGCCCTGATCCACCACCAGCTATTTGAGATCCTATATATCCGCCCACTGGTCCGCCCACCGCATACCCCACGCCCGTAGCAACAGCACCAACTGCCGGTTGCCACCACGGTTGTTCTTTAGGTTTTGATTTTTCTAACATTTCCATATAATCAGCTTTTTGACGTTCATAGTCCTCTAATGCCCATTTTCTTTGTCTAAGTTCATCCGATAACCCCCATTCTCTCTGCCTATATTCTCCAGTTATTCCTCGATTGTAGGCAACATCATCTCTTTCCCTGGTAAATCCCCTTGCACTTTCAATGTCAGCTAAACTATATCCTCTCGCCCTTAATTCGTCCTGTATTCTCTCTACTCTCGACTTGTATTGATCGTCTGTTTCCCACTCTCTGCGCTGAAACATTTCTGAAGTTCTTAAACTAAAATCTCTCATTGTGTTATATTCACCTTCTATAAAAGCACGTCTTTCAGTTTCTTTTTGATTAAAATCTCTCATTCTGGTCTCTAAATCTTGCAGCTTAAGTTGGGCTTCCGTGCCCCGGCGTGTCCTCATGCCAGCCTCACGTGTTTCCTGTATCTTTCGCATAGCATATGGAGATAATCCGCCCCTGGCAGCAGATTCCTCTGTTTGCCTTATAGATTCCCGTGTATCAGAATCTATTTGTTCTAGGGTGCTTGTAATAAAGTCTCTGTACTCCGGGGCCATTTTTTGTAGTTCTGGCCTAGCCATAAGTGTTTCTCTGTACGATCTTAACTGGCCTGGAGTAGCTCCTAGTTTTTCTATTTGTTGCCCCACAAGATCAGATGTAGGTGGTTTCTTTAACAATAACCCCTGTTCTTTAGACAATATTTCTTCTTCGGTTGGCTGCGTCGTTTCGGGTTGAGTTACCACGGGTGTTTCAGGTGGTTTAATATCTTCCAGTTTTTTTGTATAATTAGACACATCTATATTGGGATTTTCTTGCTTAAACTCATTTAACATCTCGTTAGCTTTATCATAGTTACCCAGAGTAATTTCTTTACCTACCTTAAGGTCTAAATCTGATTTAACTTGTTCTGAATATTTTTCTTGCCATTTATTATATTCCGATCCTATACTACCAGTCAAATCTTCTCCACCAGTAGACTTATGTATTTCAGGGTAATATTCAGTTTCCCTCCACAACCTATAGGCCTTGTTTAAATAATCGTCTGACCCGACACCTTCTTGTCTGGCGGCGAGGGTGTCGCCTTTATCGGCAATACTTCTCAGTACGTCTTCCATGCCCTTGCCCTGTTCCGTCATTTTATCGTATATTTGCCTAAAAGCCCTAAGTCTGTTGGTGTCGCCCCAATTACCACTTTCAGCCATCTCTACACCTTTAAACATTTTACTTTTAATCTTAACACCTTCTGGCTGTTTCCCCGTTTCAACAATTTCTTTTGCCTGTTTACGTGTTGCGTTAGTGAATTTAAGAACTTCCTCAATTGCGATATTTTTCCAATTTTCTGCCATCATTCCTCCTTAATCTCTAATTCTTAATGGTACATATTTATAATATATTCTAATCTCTGATACTTCGAAATACTCATTTACCGCATTGTTATCTACCCTCATCCTTATATATTTAATGGGGCTGTCATTTGGAACAGCAATAACTTCATTATTCCAAGATGAACTTAAGGTGATAGAGGCTGTAGTATACGAAGTATCATAGTTTGATTTCCATTTTAATCCTAATGTGCCCGACCCCTTAGCTGTAATACCTATCTTCTCTATTATTTTATCGTGATCAGGTGTATCGAAATCTATATCCTTGGATTCCCAATAATAATTAATTGCGCTCCCGTCGTCATTCCAGGTATCATAGAGTTTATATAATGTATTGTTTAAACCAAATATAAGCTGGTTATTATACTCTGCTGCTGCCTCTGATTGTATATCCCATTTTGTAAAATTTTCATTATAGTCATATATAATTACTAGGTTATTTGTATATCCATATGTTGAATAAAATAAATGATACCTATTGTTAAAAAATACCGAGTGGGCATCCTGGTAATTCGCATCGTTTATTTCGAACCACCTAAGCATAACAGAGTCTACTCGTTGATATTCGTCGTTTAATGTAGCCTTCCATTGTACCCAATGTTGGCTGGTCGTAGCACTAATTAAATCTCCATTGCTTATACTATTCCATGCAGCACTATCTAATGCTGTAGAGCCTGTCGCATATTTGATTTGATATGTTATATTATCACCGCTATCTCCGGTCAAAAAATGCTTCCATGTATTTATGCTTGTGCCGGCATTAAATTTTTCGGAAGTAAGAAACCCCCACGTGGATGGGTTTAGTGAATAATCATATTTTAATGATAATTTTACCCTATCGCCTGCCCTTAATTTCCTTCTATATTCTAATCTATATCCCCAATTGTAATAATCTTTTCCTACTTCCTCCCAACCCTGAACTTTCATATTAGCCTGGAATTCGGCAGTGTATGCACTAAAACTTTTGTTTAATGTTTTATATTCATATATAATACCGTCATCACTTGTTACATCCGCATACTGCTCACCCGCTCGCTCGCCAGATGCATAATACTTATACGGTTTCCACACCTGATATTCCAACCCGCCAAACCCGATTCTTGTATCGTGTGTTCTAAATGCCTGAACTTCAAATGATTCAGAGACAATAACCGTGAAGGTAGAAAAGAAATTATACCAGTCGCCATTACCTAAATCGGTTATATATTTAGTGTCTTGAGCAAGAATTGTGCCCTCTAAATCTAGTATTTTAACTGTTACCGAAGATATGAATACGTCAGAGCTTGTTCTTTTTAGGTTTAAAGCTATGTTACTGACTGAATGTCCGGCGTTTGATATAGCTGCGGGTAATTGAACATACGTTACAGCCTGTAACTGATAGTCAGTTCCATCTACACCGCCCTCATTGGGTAAATACCCTATCTCGGTATTCCAATACTTATGCTCATCATTAATGTCGTTTACGGTTTCGGCGGACAATGTTCTAATGGTGCCATTATTAACAACTACGTTAGATGCTGTGCCTAACCTAAAATCATTCTCTGTTGTTTGTGTCCATTGTTTACCTATGATAGTACCAACTGTAACTAATGCATTTCTGGTTAAATCATCAATACGCCTATCTATTTGTTGTATGCTTCCGTTGGCATACGAACATAACCCCTGTTTAGATAAAAATACTCTACTATTTTTACAGTTATTTATACTTTTTTGTGTAGAACAACCATACGTGTCTGTATATTTTACGGGGAAATTATAAGAACTTCCATCACCCGATATATACCAGATTGAATTTTGTAGATATACAACAAGTACAGCTCCTTCTGATTTTATTCCCGTTATCGTATCACCCTTATTTTCGCTAACTATAAAACCATTATCATATCTCCATCCATCAACCGATTTAACACTATAAACACCAGAACACCAAAATATAGCGGAATAGTTTTCTGGAACATTTGCTACAAATAGTTGATCATTGTGTACTTCGATATATTTACCCTGTGGTATGTACCCATAAATAGACGTTGTAGATGTGTTCCAACTAAAAACGTCGTCTACGCCATTGGTAAAATACCATTCATCGTTGTATGTTACCGAATTGCCACCATATACCTCACTTAGCCCTTCGATTACCTTTGTCCATGACACGCAGTCATCATCGGACGCATATACTGATGTAGCAATATGTACCATAATCCACGTCTTACCGCTTTGTCTTTTAAATTCATCTATTAAATATATGGTACCGCTTACGGGTAACGTACCAAGTTGGCTGTACCCCTTCCTAGAATATATTGTTTTTCCCGTTTCATCAAATAAGACATTTTGACAATCTGGGGTCTCTCTTTTTTCTAAATCAATAGAAGATTCCCTGATATTTAAACCTTTTTTAAAATCATCTATAACATATACCCTTGTTCCCTGGGCAAGCGAAGTACATGTTGGTACAATTAGTATAAGAACTAAATTTATTGATAGAACTAATTTTCTCATTTTATCCCCTTTATTTCTTTAGATTTAATAGTATTTTATTTCTTACCTTTTTTATCTATCTATTACAGTGGGCTCTTTTTCTTTAATTTTCTCAACAGCAATATTTTTATCCACAACCTGTTTCCAGCTTGTTACACCCCCTGTAGTTGTGCTTTTCTCTACTTCCCAAAATTCGCCTGTGTCTTCGTTTAAAACGTAACTGTCTTTAATTTGCCAAGTGTTATCTTGTTTCTCTAGCTCCATAGGCATAACTTTATTTACAAACTTATTATAATAATATTTAGTCTCATATTCGTATGTTGGCTCGACTGGAGTTATCTTTTCAAGCAAGTTGCCAGCATAATCTTTAAATTCACCGGTAGAAGGCATATATAATTCCATCATACCTGTATTCCCGTTAAAAAATTGTACGCAGCCATTTAACTTAGAAGGGGGCACTTCTATAGCAACCCTGTCTATAATAGATTGTCTTGTTTCCGATGTATGATGTGTATACATTGGATCACTACCTGAATCAAGAGTTAATTTACCTGTGATATGAGCTGTTCCAGTCACGTCTAGCGCATGAGAGGGATTAGTATCCCCTATTCCTACATTGCCCGAAGAATTTATAGTCATTCTTTCTGTGCCTGTTCTTGTTGTTGTATTTGCCGCTGTATAAAATCCTATTTTTGTCACAGCATTTGCTTCACTAAAATATCCGCCTAGAAATAATTCATTAGTGCTAGAGCCCCCATAAGCTCCCAACATACAAAATCCCTCAGACTCAGTCCCGCTGTCGTATTGTCTAGAAATTATTGCAGAATATTTTGCCGTATCATCGGTTTCGTTGTTTGCAAGCATTATTTGAGGGTGCGCTCCTACAACATCAAATCTCCTCAAGGGATTCACTGTCCCTATGCCTACGTTACTATCAAATATCGCATTGTCTACAACTCTCATATTTGTGCTAACATCTAAACCGTAAGAAGGATTTGTACCATATATATTAATCTGGTTTTTATGAGCATCCGTAAATAATAAAGCTGTTTCAGTATCACCCGCAAACCTCATATTCATGTCATTTTGCGGATAATTAAATATTGTTTGAGTACCGCCAATTCTTATACCTTGTTTAGACCCGCCATACAACCCTAATGTATTACTAGAAACTTCATATAGACTAGAATTGCCTATACATAATTTAGCCCCCACCGTGCAGCCTTCTGTTAATGCCAGGGAATTAAAGGTTACATCGTCCGCAGTCTCAACGTCTTGATTCATGGCATAAAGCTCATTAAACCCATGGCCGGTATCCACTCCGCCATTTACTTGTAATCCCCCCGTGGTAAAGTTACCCCTCTCTGTCCCCGCCACATATACTTTAACATTATTTAAACTTTCTTCTGTTATATATGAATCTTTTGTTGTTCCATCTAATATAATTTTATCTGTTTGTTGTACGGCAATTCCATCACCATCAATTCTACCGTTAATTTGCCCCCCGGTTTGAAATGTTATAACATCTGCTGCTTCTTCTATAAATGTGTTATCTCCGCCATCGAGATATATTTTTTTTCCTTCTTTCATTATAAGATTACCGCCACAAGTCGTGTCTCCTTCAAATCTAGCCGTGCCATTTACATGTAGGTTGTATAATGGTGTTGTGTTTATTCCTAAATAACCGTTTGTTGTAAATTTGATAGTATAACCACCGGATGTTAAATCTAGGGATTTGTTTGTTGCTGCATGATTGTACCCTATTGAACCCTTATTTCCGCTTGCGTCTGTAAAATGTATTGTGCCTGTGTTACCTTCCGGTGTACCTATTGTAATGCCGCTATCGCCGTTATCTTCTATGTAAAGCTCTGAACCGTTTAATCCAGCATAATTTTCTCCGTTGTCTTCCCCTAAATCACCGTCGCTCACATGTAATTCTACTGCCGGCTGATTTGATCCAACGGTGTCAATACCAACCCTTGCAAATAAATCGCTACCCACACCGCTTCCATCTATTATAAAAGAGTATGGTGTTGTATTTCCCGTTGCGTTAGCTGAACTTGTTACTGATAGGTAGGCAGAGTTTACAGCATAACAACTTGCACCATTACCCATGGCTAAAGTATAATTTTGTTTAGCTAGCGCTGCACGGCCTATGGCTGTTGCAGAGTATGAACTCGCAGTGGCTTCGTATCCTAATGCACACGACAAATTCCCGCTTGCCGTAGCGTTTTGACCTATAGCTACCGCACAAACATCGGAAGCTTCTGCACTATTCCCAATGGCAAATGAACCAGCCCCGGAAGCTGTATTATTGACACCAAAAGCATTAGAATATACTCCTGAAGCTGTATTATTGAGACCAAAAGTGTTTGCATATTCTCCGGATGCTACGTCGTTTCCACCAAAAGCATTAGAATAATTTCCGGACGCTGTATTATTTCCACCAAAAGCATTAGAATAATCTCCGGACGCTGTGCAACCATTTCCGAATGCGGATGACTGCTCTCCCGTTGATGTGCAATACAACCCAATAGCCGTTGAGCAATATCCAGACGATGCGCTTCCATACCCTAAAGAACTTGCATATGTTCCGCTGGATGTACATAAAACCGTTTCCACGTGATCGCTTATATTCATTAGGTCATACATATTAAATAATGCTAGTTTCTGTTTATTGGTTTCGGTTTCAACTTTGAATAACCTGGAGTTTAGACCGTCATTTATGTTTTTTTGATCTGCTGAATATAAATCAAGAAAACCCTTTATATTTGATATATCGAGCACATTCATATATGTTGAGTGCTCATTTCTGCCTATTCTTCTATTAACTTCATCTATATTGTTTTCATTATTTTCTACTTTATTTTCCAAGCCACCTAAATCTCTAACTATATCCGATTCTAAATTTTCCAATTGAATACCCAGGGTTGACTCTATCCCCGTAATGTCTTGACCCAGCTCCGTGCTTATATTTTCTATTTGTTTAGAATTATCGTCTACCCTAGTATTTAGGTTATTGATTTGAGTTCTGTTATTAGTTATCTGTGTCTCATTATTAGATGATCTGGTTTCATTCTTTCTTACGTCTTCGTTATCGGTTCCAGCGGTCTTTAGGGATTCAATCTCTCTACGGAGATTTGCTATACTATTAACTATATTCGCACTTAGACCCTCCCCGGATTCAGCTGTAACCTTAACAGCACCGGTTTCGCCCGTTGTACCGGCAATTCCGGCATCTTCTATTTTTTGTCTTAATGTTTTTAATACCTCTTTTAAATCCTTGGCAAAATCATCTGCATAAACCTCGTTGGGTAGTTCTTCTATTTCCTTGGTTTCACCAAATGGTAAAAAGACACATAATAGTAAAAGTAATAGCGTTTTCTTCATATTATTCCCTTTCAAATAAGAAATCCGGACTATAATCTAATTTAACCTTGATGTTATCTTCCATTCTTGCTACACCTAAATTATATAAATTAAACCATGTAGCAGCATTTGGGTTTCCTTCAGCAAACATAATATGAGCTAATGAGTAATATACCAATAAATGATGGTATGAGTATAATTTATATATACCATTAAACGGTATATCCGAGTCGCTAGTTAGGTCAGCCGGCACGGGTAAATACCACATTATAATAGTTGTAGCAGCCGTAGAGTCTGGCACTGGGTACATACCCACTTGTGTGCGCTCACTATTAATATAGTAATTTGCAGGTGTTCCGGTTGATGTGCTTAGCCAAGAATCAGAATCTCGATCAAGCTTCTCAATAACAGTTTCATTTAATAACGATGTACCATACTCCACTCTTTTAGATACATAAAAGTCGCTTGGTAAATTATAATACGTTGTATCTGTAGCCAGCGATATTGTTGTAGATTTAATAATACACCACGTTCTATCGCATGTAACACGTTGACCTTGATTAATTAGGAAATCCAATTCCGTGTCTTGCCATATTTCTTGGGCAGACGTAGAATTTAAATCGCCCATATGCCTTCTGATCTGCGACCTAATATCCTTGAGCGTTAATGCGTTTGCTGTGCAATAAACAAATAGTAAAAAACAAACAGCTATTATTTTCCTCATTTATCCCCCCTTAAATTTTTTAGTTTAAATAAGTTTATATTTTTTTCTACCAGTCCAATATGTCTCATCATCCTTGTAACCCCTTGTCTATATTGAGCGTAGGATGCATTGTATTGTTCCATCATACCGTCCCTTAAAAATAAACATGCGCCAGCATAATCAATTAAAAGATGATGGTATGGATATAATATTTCCGTACTGTTATACGGAATGTCATCGTCGGAAGATAAGTCCGACGGAACCTTGACGTAAAAAACCTCAATATTATTTGTGTTGTTTGGGCAGGGAGAAAAACCTATATCTCTTTTTGGATATTTTAAATGATAGCTTGTTGGTGTACCTATTGCTGTAGATAACCAATCGCTATCCTCTCTATCAAGTAGCGGGATCGGTTTGTAAGGTAAGACAGTAGAATTGTTATAAACTACCCGGTCAATAAAGTGGGTATCTGATGGAAGGCTATAGTATGTCGTCCCGCTAACTAAAGCTATATTGGTAGATGTGTATAAGCACCACGTTATATCACACACCTCCCTTTGTCCTTGATTGACTAAGAAATCAATCTCGGCATTTGCCCACCTTTGTTTATTTGTATCCGTAGATGGATCGTTGACATTATTTCTTATATGAGTACGAATGTCCGATAAAGATAATGCGTATCCGTTTACGGATATAAACAACAATAAAAGACATACTATTTTTTTCATATTACCTCCATATACCGCCTATTTAATCACGTCTAACGTCCCTTCAAAATCTATATAAACTTTAGTCCCTAACCCGTTCTTATCTTTCATATTTTTATTGTTGTCTAAAATAGTTATACATTCATCTTGTGTTTCCCACCTTGTATACCACGTTGTTGTTTCTCTTAACGGATCAATAAGCATAACAACCCTATGCGTTCCTGTAGACAACTGTATCTTGCTTGATTCCCATTTTATGCTTTTTAGTATTACATTATCAGGTTCATTAACCTTCTCTGTAACATCCGCAAAAGATAACATTGGTAATAACAACAATAGCAGCAATAATCTTTTCATTCTTCCACTCCTGTTAAAAGCCCGTTTGTCCAGGTATACGTTACCGTACCTATAATATATGATCCCGATATACCCGTAACACCATTAGCCTGGTATCCTTGAGCGTTAATAGTTGAAGATGTAACAGTATAATCATTTTCAAAAGTCATTATCTCTGTACCGTCTTGCGCTTTAACAACTATCCCCGTACTATCGTCTGCAATAATATCTTCACACGTTATATCACCCACAACATGAAATTCTGTTTCGGCATCTGTTGTGCCAATGCCAAATTGGCCGTCATCATCCTGCCTCATTGTTTCAACGCCTTCATTGTAAAATCTTATCGTTTTTCCGTCTAATCCCACCTCGCCGTAATTTAACCCGTTATTAGACATCAATTTTGTTTTCCCTAACTCTCCGCCATCTGAACCATCTTCGCTTGTTAATAATGTAGCTTCAATATCTTCTCCTGGTACATTTATAAAACCAGCCACATAATACGCATCTGTTTTAGTCCCCGTATTCTTATTAACAGAATAATCAAATCCATTATCATCAAAATGCCATCCGCCGACTAAATTATTTTCAGGCTCTATAGAATAAACCCCATCCCCTGAATTGTATTCAGCTGTAATAGACGCAACCGGCACAGCATAGTTAAAAAGTTTAACCTCATCAATAATACCCACAAACTCCGTCCCCATGTTTGATTGTACCCCTATATATACATCACCATTTGGGCTAATATCATCAGCCTCTATTTTCGTGTCCGCCTGAGCTACCCCATTAACATAAAGCATCATTGTCCCAGATTCCCTAACTCCGGCTAAATGCGTATATGCGCTTGTGTCAGGAAAAGAGTCGCTATAGCAGGAAATAGTAACGCCTTGATCAATTATCCTAAACGCCCATTTTCCTGAGCCGTCATTGGTTTGTACTAAGAAATAACCATCAGTTGTACCACCGTATATATAAAACACAGTGCCCTTTACATCTTGGCTGGCAGGTTTTGCCCAGCACATTACTGTAAAATCATTTGTGCCAGGCGCATAGTCAGATATAAAAGGGATCACAAATCTTTCGTCATCACCATTAAATTCAATAGCGCCGTCTATCTTTCCTTGTCTTAAAACTATATTTTTAAAAGCCAAAACCGCATTAGTGTCAGTTCTATCTATAGCCGCCGAATTATTGTCTCCTGTACTATAAAATGTCAATTTAGGAATGGATTTACTTATAGTTAAATCACCTGTCATTGTGTCGCCGGTTTTATGCACATAAGTATCCGCAACACTTGATCCTGATATAAAATACGTAATATCCTGGCCGTCTAACAAATCTGAATCCTGACTGTATGTAACCGTTGTTTGAAACACGCTGTCTCCTGTTTTGGTTATAGTTGATATATATAGCTCGTTTATGGTCGCAGAACTAAATATCTGTTCTCCTGTCCATGTATGCGAGGAACTAGTATCGTTATAATAATCCCAAGCTATGCCGTTGTGTTCCGCTTTTATAAATGGATTATGTATTCTATCTAACGTTAATCTACTCTGCGCTATACACATCATTGGGGTAAATATAACGAATAGAAACAATATTTTTTTACGCATTTATACCCTTGTATGAATAATCTGCCCTCGCAGTCCATTGTTTTACCATCTTAGATGTTCCGCCTGCCCACCTACGTATAGTTCCAGTAGATGTTACCTTAGTTCTTCTTATTTTCCATACGTAGTCATCTGTGTCACCATTAGGATCACACCAACCCTCGAAATAATCATTTGGGTCTGTTTCATCTGTAATACAATCAAATGGACAATCTACAGAATATGATGTGTTATACCCACTAGCATCTGGTATCGATCTTGATTTAGCCATTTATATTCCTCTTTACAGATAATTTATTTGCTATAACTACCGAGCCAATAAACGAAATCAAAACCAGCGTGTCTAAAGATATAGCTTGTAAACTATATAAATATAGCGTATAGGCTATACCAAAAACAGAGCACAATATAGTTTTTTTACCCCTAAAAAAAACTTTTATTTTCACTATAATCTTATTCATCTTCCTCTATCCAGATAATTTTTAACGACATATCATCTGTTCCCCCAGATAAATTATTTAATATAAATAAATAACTTTTATCTCTATCCAATATCCTTTCAACACCACTAAGCCCATTTCCCTGTGTTGCATCCGCTAAAAACGCCTCACATTTTTTTGTACCAGAACTTACTATTGTTACAGAGTAACTAGAAACGATAACACTTGAAAAACTAGAATTAAAATCTAGGTTTGCTGGTGTTATGGCTGTTCCACCGCTTATAGTTGGTGTTTCGTATATATAAAAAGCAGCATCTCCTCCGTGCCCGCAGTCCACAACTTTTAGTCGTATTGTACTATCGCCTGTTGGTGTGCTAACATATATTGTTACATTGGTTGTACTCTCTACAGATGCGCTATAACTACATATTTCAAAAGCTGTTCCACCCTTAACCGCACCTTCAATTTCAGTAGATTTAATATCTACATAATAAGCATGTGATATTCCAGTTACTGAAAACAAAAGAATTACTAGCATAAAAATTTTTTTCATATTTATCTCCTAATCAGAATCATCCCAACACCACCAACAAATCCATCGTCCGCTGCTGTTTTTTTTAATCCACCTATTGTTGGTTTCATATTTATAGTGATGAAAACCGCATCTGGCACATGTTATCTTTTGACCTTTAAATGGCTTTCTCGATCTATTTATATTTCCCTCTTTACCTGTATACCATGTTTGATTTCCTGTTCCAAATCCACTCATTCCGATTCCTTTTTAACTTTATTACTTTTTTTTAGTTGTTTCTTAATAACCTTTTTATCTTCCTTTATCATAAGAATAACTCTTTTAACTTCTACTGGATTACCGTTTTTATCTCGTACAATTTTATATCCCTTTTCTTTTGCTTTTTCAATTTTATAAGTGTCCACCCATCTTAATAAATCCTTTTTTTCGAAATCCTCCAATTTATTCTCTTTTACCAATCTCTTTAATAAAAAATTATCCATGTTTTTCTCTCCCTCAAGAGGGGTGATACCTGGGGAAAGAGTATCACCCCATATATATTATTTTACAAAAATTACTCCTGCCAAGCTGCGTAACCCCAAAGCGCACCCTCAGCACCCGTCTGGTTTTCGAACGTAATACAATCGCCGTTATCAATCACGTTTAGTGTACCATCATTATTGTCTGATGTGGAAGCATCACCCGAAGGTGTTGCTGCTAAACTTGGCACACCGGCCGATGTAAACACGCCCTGAGCCGAATGTGTGCCTAGATACACACAGAAAAATCCTGCCTTTCCATCTGCATCAGAATACAACGCTTCAAGCGCAATTTCTCCTGTATCATCCAAAACATATGATATTGGAACCATTGCTACGTTTGAGCTACCCATCAAGACATAAGTCGGTACATCTAAATCTCCACTGGTGTTAATAGTCGCTTTTTCGACCATAGCACCAGACGTATCGTTAGATATGATTAGCTTATTCGTTGATTGGTCAGACTCTATTTTCCAGTCGTCTCCATTATCATCACTCTCATCAGCTTGCAAAGTAATAGATGCGTCATTACCCTCTAGTGCAGTAGTCGTAACTTCTCCAACTGCGCTAATGGTAAGCCTTGTAGCCATAGCTGACGTTGTATCGTTTTTTACATCAAAAGTACCATCGGTTGCATCTGATACAATGCGCCAGTCATCTCCATCATCATCACTCTGGTCCGCCGATAAAGATAGAATACCATCTTTGGCTTCAAAGCCTTGCGCTTGTAACATCCCATCACTGTCTGCCGTGGTAGCCGTAAGTGTACCTATGGTTGTTTTTACACCATCGAGTGTTCTTGCAAACCCGTCCTGGTACAAAGCATCACCAATAGAAATAAATCTACACCATTCGTATTTCGACAATGTTAAAGTATTACCTTCCACAAGCTCAATGCCTGACCCAGTCAAAGTGTCCGCATCTTGTAAGGTTATATCATTTGAACTACAATAAATAATATATTCCTGATAATTTTCTAACGTCGCCGTTGCCAAAAGCGGGGTCGCCGAAAATGTTATAGCATTAACATTAGCATTAATCGCTATAAATTTATTCGTTGGTGTAATGGTAGTATCGCTTGATGCTGTAACAACTGTAGCTGATTGCGTTCCGTTTGTGAGTATACCATCAATTGTTACGTCGTCTAAGTTAGTTGCACCATCAACATCTAATGCACCATCGAGATTGGTATCCCCGTCAACTTCTAAACTTGATCCAGCATCTATGCCGTTTGGAAAATTGGTGATTCCAGCCATAACAAGAGTGGATAATGCAAGCGACAAACATAAAAGTATAACTTTCTTCATGTTATTTTCCTCCTTATCCGTTTTATTATCCGCCTACTGTACCATAGATACCTCTGGCATCGACCCAACCTACTGACCAGCGTGCTCTTGCTTTAAATAAAGCATCATCGTTTCTCGTGTCCGTATCCTCACTGTAACTCGGACGTTTTCTCCAAATCCATATTAATTGATGGTCGTCCTTCATACCAACTAGATACCATGAATCAGTATCACTTAAATAAGGATTAACAATCAGTCTTATTCCATAAGTGCTTATAACGTTTTTATCGTTATTTGCAGTATCTGGAACTTGTTTTGATTGAAGAATTTTTTCACCATTGAGTTTGTTTGCTGGAGCTACGATTAATTGAGTAGGCATCCAACCGTCTGTAATATTCCTAGCATTAACTGTCTCTAGGGCAGCCGTTACACCGGCCTCTAAAGTAGAAATAGTTAAATCAGCATTAGTTGTAGGTCTATTAGCGTATGTTGCTGTAGTGTTAGGATTTACAGGATGATCTGTAGCGCAAAGAACCTTACTATCAGCACCTGTGGTTGTTTGAGAATTATCAAGCATCGATGCCCAGCTATTCTCAATTGTTGATCTCATTGAATCTGCAAAACATTTTTGAATTTTTTTGCTTATCACACCACTTCTATCATCTTCAACCGCTTCCAGGGAAGCCTCTACTAATCCACCATAGGTATCGTGTGTAAATGTCTTATCATACAGTTGAAGGATTTCATCCGCTGTATACTCATTAGATTCCGTCTTTATACTTAAAATCCCAAGACCTGAAACCCCAGTCATTTTTTCTTGCTTGTCTTTTGATGTTAAAACATTAAGTGTCTGGGAATACAGTTCGGGCTTGGAAGTCATTCCTTTCACAAAGTATTTATCTATACTTTTATCTACAAAATCCGCATTAGAATCTCTTAACATAACCATAATCAGTTACCTCCTTACATTATTAAATAAGATATTGTTGTTATTATGTAGCAGTAGCACCCATTTGCTGTGCTGCTGGTATAACAACAAACCTTACTCGACCATAGGTGTCGCCTTCCGACTTTCCACCACCTGTAAGGATTTCGGTAATCAATAATGCGTCATTATCGGTATCTCCAATATCAACATAACCAATATTACCTGTAGCGTAATACGCATATTTATTATCTACTTCACCCCACTCTGTTACTGCGCTAGCTGCTGTTGCATGGTAAACATTGGCCTCAAACTCCGTGCCGTCTTGTGCTATAAGCACCGGGATCTTGGTTCCAGCTGTACCAGTGGCATCTGTTAATGCCATACCTAGAATAGTAGTAGCGTCCGAGGAACAGACTACTAATTGACCATCGGAGTCCAAATATACTAATTCGCCTTTTTTAAAGGTTTCACTTGCGTCTTCTTCATAATACTTAACTTTTCTTGGACCGCAAGAATATCTCATTTTTTCAATTGCTTGTGTAGCCATCTAAGCCTCCAAATATATCTTATTTAGGTGATGTTGATATATTTGCGCTTTTAACCCCTGTAACCGTTCGTTGCAACATTTTAGCCTTTAAAGCTAATTCTTTTTCCCGCTGTAATCGTTGGTTTCGTAGTGAAGCTTTTTTCTTTGCGTAGATTTCTCTGGGACACATTCCTAAAATATTTTCTCCTACAACCCAAACATCATCTCCGTATGACTTAACAATGTTTGGCTTTGGTTCAAGTTTTGCTTCATCTAATAAGTATTTACAAGATGGATCATCCGGTATATGAAATACCTTATACCGTTTCATTCGCATCTTACTCATACCCCTCTGACTACAATCGAAAAAATGAAAGTGCATTTCTGGGTATACCTTTTTAAACTCCTCTGGTATCTTGTAGGGGTCAAAGGTTTCATCTATCACTTCACCTAAATTCATTTTCTCTTGGTTTAACGAATTCTCAACCTTAACTTCCGGTTTAGCTTCGTTTTCGACCTCAACTTCTTTTTTAATTTCAACTTCTTGTTTTATTTCCTGCTTTGCATCTTGTTTGTTATCGGCTTGTTTGCTCATTTTTCCTCCCCTTTTTAATCACCATACATCTGAGTGATTTGATCATCAGATAATCCTGGTTTTAGATTTTTTATACGCTCCAGTGTTACTGGATCGATCTTTTTTTGTACTACAGGTTTATCGCTGCCAGCACCAGGTTTATTGGTTGCTGGTGGGGTAGCTGGATTTCCGGTTAATTTGGCCACCTCTGCTTTCACTAAAGACTCTAGTCTAGAATTCATAATACCATCTATATTAGCTCCCTTAGCGTGTTTTAAAGCTTGTTTCTGAAATTGTGGAATCATTCTATCTCTAGGATGCGTCCTTGCCATTTCAGAATCAAATGTAGCCTCTACCTCCGGAGTAAAATTGGGATCGTACGTTGCGCTATTTGGGTTTTTCCACTGATTTTTCAGTGTTTCCAATTTGGTTTCGGCCATCATTTCCTGAAACGGTAAGTTCGATATCTCATTCATTTCCATCATGGAGTAATATACTTCGGGGTCCATTTTCTTTTCATTAATAAAACGCTCCCTGTCGTCTTCGCCCCACTGTGATGGATGTGAACTTGGATAGCCTTGACTTGCCTGCTTTCCAGGTTGATGTGCCTGACTTTGTCCCGACTTAATTTCTTCCAGCTCTTTTTCAAGCCGACTTTTGGTTTGAGCGACCTCATGCATTTTTTTCTCGGCATTAGTTAAACCCTCTATTGCCTTATTTAAGTCGCCACCATACTTCTGATTTGCTTTCTCTTGCAATAATGCTAGTGTCTCAGCACTAAAAGTTGGGGTAGCATTTTGCTGCTGCACTTCTTGTGTCTCGCCCGTTTGATCGGCAGCCTGACCACCTTCAGGTATCCCTTCCCCCTGGGGCTGCTGGTCAAGGGTATTGCCCTTGTCTTCCATGTTAAACCTCCCGTTAATTTTACTGCTTTTTTAAGTAGTCCAACCTACTTATTATTGTTTTGCCAAAGAACATTTGACCTTTATCAAAAAACGTTTGATCGGTCATATTACTAAAACCATCTCTAATTTCAACTGATTCTAGACTATCTCTTATTATGTCTATATAATCAAGAATCTCATCTTCTATTAAATACTTAAATCCATTAGATTGTATTGTCGCCTGTATTTCTTCTAACCTATCTTCCTGATACTCATCTTTCTGATTTTTTAACTTGTCTTCCTTTTCCATCTATATCTCCCCTTAATATAGCTTTTTCTATTTCAACATTATTTTTTTCGGCCAACAATCCCCGCTCCCTCATGGCTAGTTCTTCTGATTTAGCCCCTAACTCTTGCTGCATTTGTTCTATACGTCGTAATTGCTGTATTTCTTTTGGGTCTCTAATTATTTTTTCAACAACTCGTTTATCTATTGATTTTACAAAGTTTTCCGCTAATCCGTAACTACTAACTTCACCAGTTTGCATTGCCTGTGGATATAGTGTTTGATACATAACAGCTGCGTTTTGTTGTGCCAATCCTTTAATAGCGTTAATAGCAGACATTGAAACCTGTATATCTATATCATCTATAATTTCATAATCTTCCCTAGTAACATGTTCCCTTATAATTTTATTGTCTTGACCCCGCATATACTGCCCATTTTTATCTATTACTGGAAACTCTATGCCATCGGGTGGCATATATTGATATGTGTTTCTAAGCATTGCCCTTATACGCTTTTTTAAACCTGTTCTAGAACTTCTAAGTAATATATCAAAATTAACAGCATACTCCTGGAGGCTCATGGCCTTTCCTTTGGCTGTAGGTCTTTCTATATTAGCCTCTCTACCTAATGAATAATCTGTTACTATTGCCAATCTTTCAAGAATATCTTTTACAAATTGTTCTTGATAATTAAGATCAACTGCTTGTCTAGCTAATTCAATCGGTCTAATAGCGTCGTGCGATTTTACAGCTATCGCTCTACCTGGCCTAAGAGTAAGTTGTGACGGTGTCTTCCACATCAACTTGGGAATCCATGTAACTGATTGAGCATTAATAATTGTAGAATTATCAATAACTTGATTATGTAGAGTATCTAGCTCATCATTAGATATAGATAGTCTTTGTGGTAACCCCTGCCCGCCCATTGGTAAATTAGCCATTGAATATAGGGGTGTTGTATAAAACGGCCTATCACCCCAGAAATTTCCGTTTTCACAAGCATATAAAAGCACATTATTGTTTAAATCAACAATAAACATGCAATTTTCAACGTTTCCATCGCCATCTATATCATAATATGTCCAAACTTCCCATAATGTATAATTATACTCCTGATTCGCAACCCTTTCTAGACCAGCTGCTTCACGGGCATCTCCAATATCTTGTTCTCTATCGTTTGAAGTAAACTTATTCTTTAGTTTTTCAATGTTAATCCATCCATCGGTTTTAGTTTTATCTATAATCTGCCTGATATTCATATGCATTCTTTGGGCCACGCCATCGCATGTCTGAACATCGTCTCCGCCCCATTTTACAAAATCTGATAAAGGAACAACATAGTCTTTGTTCCCCTCATACACTATTTTCTCATTATCCTGTATCTTGATTTTACCCGTAGGAAGTATCTTTTTAACTCCATTTATAACGTTTTCTACAAAATCCGTTACATATGTTTTTAATTTCTTATTATAATCATATTTCTTTAAAATTCTCTTATCTTTTTCGTATACAATTTTATCTATTCTAACACCCTCAACCACTTGTCTTTGCGTGCCATAGCGTTCTACATCTTCAAAGTCCATCTTTTTAAACATCTCGTATTCCATGTGTTTTTGAATTCTTGCTACACGATCATGGTGTTCTTCTTTTTCTGATACCAGTAGGGCAACCTCATCTGCGCCAAATTCAGCATTAAGCATCCTGCTTTCTGTTGCTACGCTTGCCCACGCAGTAAATGGAATATGGAAATCTGCTGCATTTTCAAATGGAAAGTTCTTATCCTTTTTAGATGAATAGTCGCCCCTGTATCTTGACCACCACTCAGGAATCTTATCATCTACAAGTTTCCTTCTTTGTGAATACGCCCCAGACACACATCTTTGTAAATACTTTAAAATTTCCTTCTGTTTGTCTTCTGACAATTTAATCATTTGCTTTTTCCCCTCTTTCTTTTAGGCAATTTTTTGTTTTTTGGAGTATGTTTCGCAAATTCCCTTGCAACTTCAGGGTGTTTTAACCAAAGATACCTTCTTTGTGATTCACTAATAAATGGCATATTAACCTCTCCTGGCACCGGTTTTTAGGGGTCTCCATCTCTTTTTTAACTTTTTAATCACGTTTAAACTCAATGGTTTTTTACGTTCTTGTATTATTTTATCAATACTTTTGTCGTATAAGTCTTTATTTGTGTCTCTAAGCATTACCATTTTCTACCCCCAATATATTTCCAGGGTACATAGCCCTATGTTCTTTATTATTCAACACAATTTTAGTTCCTTGGTGTGCCATAATATGTACTATTGTCCCTGGTTTTATATCGCAAAATTTGAACAACAATTTTGACCAATCTATTTGGCCTATTTGCTTAACTAAACCACGCTGCGTAGTTTTTCTTGATTTTTCCCACCCTACCGGTGCGTCTAATTCGAGCTTCCCATGTTTAATTTTATCTGATTCTTCATATATTTCCACTAAAACTCTTTCACCCATTACCTTAAAATTCTCGTCATTATAAGTTCCAATAACATCATTTTCTCTTAGAACAATGTAACCCTTTCTGTTTTCATCGTATGTCCAACCAGCGTACTTAGCAAAAACTACATTGTCCCCTTCTTTTATGTCGTCGCATCCGCCATTAGATATAACTTTGCCATAATTTGGCGGCTCTTTTTTTACTTCTGTAGATAAAATAATACCACTTTCTGTCTTTTTTTCCTGGGCCTCTGCTCTTTCAATTAATACTCGTTTTCCAAGCACTTTTAACATTTATTCCCCCTTTTTAAATGTTGTACTGCTACAAAAGTTCGCTAATTTCAGTAGCCCTATATTAACCATATCCTGTCCTAGATGGTTCTACCCTACGACTATCAGTGTCGGTTTCTATACCGTGCCCTATATATGTTGTTCTTATGTTGGGCTCTCTATCAATAATCTGTTTAAGACCCCATTCCGACATCATAAGAGCATCGGCAAAATCCGGGCTTTCAAACTTAGCGCTGCCAATTTTACGTTTATTTTCTATCTTTATACGGTCTTTATTTGAAAAACCTGTTTTAATTTCAGGCAATTCCGCACTAAGCCTTGTATCTTTTGGTATGTCAATGATCCCTTTTCTAAATTTCTCTTTTAAACAATAATATTCTTCTGCTTTTAAGTTAATATACGTTGTTTTATCAAGCGCTTCAGACGCTCCGTTAAAAGCAAATACCAGGTCCTCATACATATCGCTAAGGTTGTCGCTTAAACCACCACCAACCCCAGTATCATCCACCACAACCACATCTGGCTTAAACGCTCTTATAATTTCTATAGCCCTACCAGTAGTATATGTTAAATCTTTTCCTTGATGGCAAGGTATAATATTGTCTATCAATACTACTTTATCGCCAATTCTTGGTAAAAACACAGTGTCATTTGTACCGAACCTAGCCACATCTATAGCCAAAATTCGTGGCTCAAAGCCATGTAAATCGATAAATGTGCGTTCAGCCCGTTCCACCCATCTTAAAGGAATAAGTGTGTCCTCGCCTTCCTCTGGAAATTCGCCCAAAATACGGCTCTTAAAGCGGCTGCTGTCTTCGCCCCACTGCCTTTTCTTCTCATCCACCCAGTCCTTACTCGTTAATCCCGGTATAATATCTTTGCCCGCTCGCACATTGGGGCTGTCTAAACAACTAACATGAATTTTGTTATAGCTGGGATCTTTAAAACTCTTATAAAATTCACCATCAATATTCAATGGGTTTCCTATAAGAAGCAGTCTACAATGAGATCTAGCCATTAAACCCTCTATAGACTCATATATCTCATCTGCCACACCGCTAGCCTCATCCACCACAATAAGAACGTGCTCGGCGTTAAACCCCTGTATTCTGTCACCCTTATCAGTAGATAATCCTATAGCATAGTGCTTATCAGCAACCTTTATCTGGCTATATAAACATTCACCAGACAGCGGGATTAAGGAATTCTTGAATTGGTTTCTTATTTCACCCCAAAGTATCTTTTCTACCTGGTTTTGTGTGGGTGCCGTTGTAACAACAATAGAATTCTTCCAGCATTGTAAAAACCAAAGAACAATACGTGCGGATATATATGATTTCCCTATACCATGCCCCGATCTTACAGTCGTTCTCCTGTTATCCCTTACGCTGCGCATGATCTCCAGCTGTTTTTCCCATGGCTGCCCACCACCTAACACATCTTTACTAAAAACCTCTGGGTTTTCACGCCAATTTTTAAATAATTTTAAAGCATCTTCATTGCTTATCTTGTTTATATCCATATCCCCTATTATACCTGTCCATTCCAGTGTATTTCACATATTACAGCTTCAAGCATCCTGTATACATCTTCATCTACATCATTATCCCTTAATGTAGCAATGGCTATATATATACTTATACTCTCTAGCGCATCTCTGTATGTCACTACCCCCATATTACCCCCATATTATTGCCATATATATATTTACACTAAAAACACTTTTTTTTACGTTATTTCCCCCGTTACGGCTGTATATACCACATATTATATATGCTTGTGTGCATAAAATAAGATATATATTGTTCCCCCTATATTATATGTGATAAGGGTATAAGGGTGGTGGCACACTGCATCCCCCCTTATACTATACGCACCCCCCTCAGTAACTACTCCCCCCATACGGGGTATACCTTTTTTGCCTACACGCATAATACAACAACCATACAGCATTGTTGTAGAACTACACACACACTCATTACAACTTAACATAATGTTTGTTATCGGAACATATATATATAAACACACTCATTTATCAATTAATTCTCTTAAAGACCTTTTATTACTTTTCCTCATTTTCCCCTTTTTTGTCTGGTTTGGGTGTTATATCTACAACCCTGCTGTTTACTTCTTCTATTTTAGTGGCCTTATCTAACAGTGACCCTAAATTAAAGTTTAGGTTGATATTTGAATTGTTTTCGCCTTCTGCAATGGCAATTAAATCTCGTGCTGCAGATGTCATAGCCTTCAAATTGCTCTTATCTATCTTTTTACCAGTAATTCCCTCTATAATTTCAGACACTTTTTCAATAGCTCTTACTTTAAGTTCTCTTTTTACTATTTCAGCGTTAGCTTCTCTGATAGTGTTTATCTTTTCAATATATTTTGATTTTATAACACTTATTGTCTTTTCGCTCACTTCGTACTCACTAGCCAGATCTCTTTGCTTTGCCTTATCAGCTATTTTGTTTACAATTTCCTTAACTTGTTCGTCAGTAAGCTTGCGTTGAAATTGATGTCCTTTTACAGCCTTTCTCATACGCTCTACACGCCTTGTATCTGTTGCTGCTAATTCTTTTGGTAATGCCTTCACAATTACTCCTCCATACATAGTTTATACTGCTATATCAGTAAAAACGTCTATTTTTTAAGTCTTTTTACCTTTATAACATCTTTTTTACTACCAGAGCAGTAAAAACATTTAGTACAACCATCAGGTAATACCTTGAGTTTAGAATAATTTTTACACAAACCACATATTAAATAAGTAGTATACTGTTTAATTAATTTCTTAGATTTATTCTTTTTTCTTTTATTTTTTTTAGGCTTTCGTTTCATATTCCTTAAATATAAGCACTTCAATTGAACACCATAGTTTATATTTACTTTCAAAGGCAGTTTATATCCCTACACATTATTATCTTAGCCAGCTAATACTACAATGAAGCAGAATACTTAATGCTGTTAAAGAAAGCTAAGGATAAATACTAGCCGAAGGCTAACTAAAATAGCCAAAGGCAAACTAAATGTGTACTTGCGCTTCTGGATTTAATGATAGACGCAGACCATCAATTGTGTAGGTCGAGTGTTGTTACTGCCCGAACATTGCACTCAATTTGCGCCGTTTGTGAGACCACTTCTTTTTTACAGAACCGTTTAACTGTTTTTCCAGAAGTACACGCTTATATGCTGTCCCTGGGGATATTATAACTAGCAAATGCTAGCTTATAGAATAATACCTTGTTTTCAGCTGTCGTCGTGTCTACCTTGTAATACTATTAATATATAGTAAATTGCAAACTACATGTGTGCTGCTTAATACGTTTTTATGTCTCAATAGTTCTTTCAACGATTAAATGATTTCCTCTACTCGTTCCGTCGTTAACGTTGCTATAACCCTTTTTTAGACTTCTCATTAAAAAATCAGAGAAATCTTCTAATTCAAAGCGATCAATTGGCACAAGCGCCCATCCGTTGCTGATGTATGCGTCATATTCACTATCTTTAATAACCCGAAACTCCTTGTTGTTCACTTTATTTTCCTCCGTGTCTACTTTGCCCAATCAAAATGTTTACTATGGCATTTTTCGCATTCCAGTACTCCCTCGACATCTGTCATAACCATATATCCTTTTTTACATACGATGCATTTCACATTGGTTTTTCTTATATTTTTTGATAAATCTTTGCCAAATATCTGGTTAAACACATTTGAATCAATGTTGTTGTTACTAAATTTACTCATAATAGTTTTATTATTTTAAATAAGCCATATATAATTAAACATAATATACTGAATTTTAATATTAATGTAACTAATACAACTAAAAGACCTATTAAACCGACCCATAATTTGGAATTATCACTGTATACATTGTACATAAAAGCTCCTTTATTATATTATACGCTTTTAGTGTTAGGTTTTGATAAAGATAAAAAATATTTTTTAAATTTATCTAAAATATTTTATATTTTTTACGAAAAATTAATTAAATCTTAACAATAGGATCGTATAATATAGTAAAGCAAATACTTTCAGGAATGTGAGTTTTTTACGGAGATGATCACGTGAATAAAACAATGGTATTTCCAACGGTACTAATTATTCTAAATATACTAGCCAGTTTGGTATATTTAACAGCTGGAGCGTATTGGAAAACTTTTTACTTTCTTTGCGCAGGTTTAATTACTTTATGCGCATTAATGATGTAATGTTACAGGGAGGGTTCATGCATGGATTTATAGGCGGATTTATGCTTGTGCTATCGTTTTTTGGATATGCACAAGGTGAAGGTTGCGATAGAAAAATAACTACACTGAAAAACGAGTGCGTCAACCTGCAACAACAAAGAGAACGTTACTATATGTTAAAAGAGGTCTCCTGGATATACTACGATTATTATCAATCAGACCTTTGGTATGATGTATATAAATATAACCGAAATATATATAATCATTTTAAATCAGAACATGATGATCGTGTTAATAAAATAGCATATCTAAACAGGTGTTCGTCTACGTATAAAACAGCTTCAATATGTGTTGGCACATATGGGGCATATTTGGTTTTTAAACATATCATAAAAGGTGTACAATATAAAAACAACAAAATAGTTTACATAAAAAAGTTTGATTTTCCGCCTAAGAAAAAAAATAAATAAAAATATTTTAAAAAAAACCTTGACAAAATTTAAACGATCTGCTATACTAGTACCAGAATGGCGGAGTTAAATATTTTTCAAAGAGGTGGCCATGAGCAAAACATTTGTCGAGACAGAAAAACAAATACTCCTGGGTACACATAGCAAAGACCTGGGCGCACTTATTCATTGCAAGGGCTGGTATTTAAGGCAGTTGGCAAACAGTGTAATTTGTGGCAATTTAAGTGTTAATGCAGCAAGTAGATTGTTGTTAAATTATTAAGAGGGGAAACTAAAATGAATAAAAAAATGAAAAAATTTAAACTAGTCGGTAATGTATCGCAAGTCTCGGGAGAAATTTATTGGGATATGATTGTTGGCTTGTTAATCTACTGGATAACTGTCTTGTTTTTATTATTTATATTTAATAATTTATAACAGATAAAGCTAAAAAGGAGCGTAAACAAAAATGAAAAGAAAATTAAAAAAACCTAAGTTAATCTGCTATTACTACAAAGATGGCGAAAAAATTATCGGGGTGCATGATAGAATTTATGGTGATGCTTCAGGAATTTCAGGTGATGTTACAGAAATTTATGGCAATGTTACAGGAATTGAGGGCAATGTTTCAAGAATTTTAGGCGACGTTACAGGAATCTCGGACAATGTTTCAGGAATTTGGGGCAATGTTTCAAGAATTCGGGGCTGCGTTACGGGACTTTCTGGTAATGTTACGGGAATTCATGGTAATGTTTCAGGAATTTATGGTGATGCTTCAGGAATTTCAGGTGATGTTACAGAAATTTATGGCAATGTTACAGGAATCTCGGACAATGTTTCAGGAATTCGGGGTGATGTTTCAAGAATCTCTGGCGACGTTTCGGGAATCTCGGACAATGTTTCAGGAATTCGGGGCTGCGTTACGGGACTTTGGGGCAGTGTTTCGGGAATTTCAGGTGATGTTACGGGACTTTATACCAATGTTTCGGGAATTTCAGGTGATGTTACGGGAATTCATGGCTATACATTAAGAATTTGCGGTAATGTATCAGGAATTAATGGCGACGTTTCAGGAATTTGCGGTAATGTATCAGGAGTCTTCGGCAACACATCAGGACTTTCTGGAAATCTAGACGACTGCCAGATCACAGAGGCAGATCGTAAAAAAGGTATACAAATTGAAGATTTGATTGAAAAAAAATAAAGAGGAAACTAAAAGGAGCGCCTAAAATGAAAATAACATTAAACAATTTAAATGATGTATTTAAGTCTAAACAAGAATCGGTTGAATCAATGGAGCTTAAAGGCTATAAACTTATTACTAAATTTTTTGTTGATAATAGTGGAATGGGTGCAAAAGACGAGCCCGCATTAACTATTAATCAATTTTTAAAGGAATTGGAAGCTTTTATTAAAAAAAGCGGAAGCCTTGAAGCTAGATTAATTAATGTTGGACAATTTCAAGTATATGTAGGATTATTTTATAAAAGCAATAAGGGTAAATCAAAAAAAATATTTGGAGTACATACAACAGTTAGGCATGAAAATGATTATACTATAATTAGATACCATGATACAGATGTTGTTAAGTTTAATAGTAAAGAAATTATACTTGACAATGGCGGTTGGGTAACTAAAACTACTGTAGCCAGAATGGGTCAAGCTGCTAATGAGTTTAATTTGGGCTATAGAGTAAACATTAAAAATGGTTGTATGCAAGTATCATTGTATGGCGAAAAACCACATAAATTTATAAAAAATATAATTAAATTAACTAGATAATATTTTATGTAGGTTTTAAAAAGAGATATGAATAGTCATTGCGGGATTTATAAAGAGGATCTAAAATGAAAAGAAATTTAAAAAGCTTAAAGTCCGTTTGTTATTACTACAAAGATGGCAAAAAAATTATCGGGTTGCATGATAGAATTTATGGTGATGCTTCAGGAATTTGGGGTGATGTTTCAAGAATTTGGGGCTGCGTTACAGAAATTTATGGCAATGTTACAGGAATTGAGGGCAATGTTTCAAGAATTTTAGGCGACGTTACAGGAATTCGGGGTGATGCATCAGGAATTTGGGGTGATGTTTCAAGAATTTGGGGCTGCGTTACGGGACTTTCTGGTAATGTTACAGGAATTTGGGGCAGTGTTTCGGGAATTTCAGGGATTTGGAGCCATACATCAGGAATTTGGGGCAATGTTTCAGGAATTTTAGGCGATGTTTCGGGGATTTCTGGAAATTTAGACGGTTGTAAGATCACAAAAGCAGATCGTAAAAAAGGTGTAAAAATTGAAGATTTAATTAAAAAATAAAATAAAATCAATTATATTGTAAAAAAGGGAAACTAAAATGAAAAGAAATTTAAAAAGCTTAAAGTCCGTTTGTTATTACTACAAAGATGGCGAAAAAATTATCGGTGTGCATGATAGAATTTATGGTGATGCTTCAGGAATCTCGGGCAATGTTTCAGAGATTCGGGGCAATGTTTCAAGAATTTTAGGCGACGTTTCAGGGATTTGGGACGACGTTTCAGAAATTTCTGGCAACGTTTCAGGGATTTCGGGCTGCGTTTCAGGACTTTATGGCGACGTTTCGGGAATTTCTGGCTACGTTTCAAGAATTTCAGGCTATACATCAAGAATTTACGGTAATGTATCAGGAATTAATGGCCACGTATCAGAAATTTTCGGTAATGTATCAGGAGTCTTCGGCAACACATCAGGACTTTCTGGAAATCTAGACGACTGCCAGATCACAGAAGAAGATCGTAAAAACGGTATAAAAATAGAAGACTTAGTTGAAAAATTAAATTAAATTGTAAAAGAAATTGTAAAAAGAGGATCTAAAATGAAAAGAAAATTAAAAAAACCTAAGTTAATCTGCTATTACTACAAAGATGGCGAAAAAATTATCGGGGTACACGGTAGAATCTCTGGCGACGTTTCGGAAATTTGGGGCGACGTTTCGGAAATTTGGGGCGACGTTTCAGGAATCTCTGGTGATGCTTCAGTAATTTCAGGTGATGTTACAGAAATTTATGGCTGCGTTTCAGGAATTCGGGGTAATGCATCAGGAATTTGGGGTGATGTTTCAAGAATTTGGGGCTGCGTTACGGGACTTTCTGGTAATGTTACAGGAATTTGGGGCAGTGTTTCGGGAATTTCAGGTGATGCTTCAGGAATTTCTTGCGATGTTACGGGAATTCATGGCGACGTTTCAGGAATTCGGGGAAATTTAGACGACTGTCAGATCACAGAGGCAGATCGTGAGAAAGGTATACAAATTGAAGATTTGATTGAAAAATAAAACTAAGAAACATGCAAAAAGTTAAATTACATGAATTTATGCACGCTGAAAATATAGTTTGTGATCTAACTATCTGTAGATGTAACATTGATTGGCTATGCAAAGCAGAAGAACCCTGGCAGTGCCCGAAGAATAACAGTCAAAGCATTTATGAGAATGCGGAATTGTTAAAATTTAAACTTGACAAAGAATATAAAGATACTTAATTTATACGCAGGAATTGGTGATGCTGGAGGATAAAATGGAAATAACAAAAGAAAAAGAGGATAAGATGAGTTCTTACTTTAAAAATACTGAAAAAACTTTAAATTATGGCAGAAAAAATTATGTATTTTCACATATCATGAAAGCTATTGTTCGGCGTGCTAAAATGGCTGGTAAGGATTTTGAATCTTTGCTCGCTATATATTTAACTGTAAAAGGCGCAGAGTGGACAGAAAACATTAAAGGGGAGGGTAAATGAAAAACATAGTTCGCTTTGTATTTTCAAGGAGTTTTTGGGATGAGGTTGAGAATATTGTTATACATGTGTTAGCGTACTTATTCTTGACCACGTTTTTAATTTTAACATTTTTACAGATTGCGGGGAGGTAAAATGAAAGTGCACTGCTTGAAAAATATCAATAATGAGGTAGTTGAAACTTTATGTGGCAAAAAATGGAATAGATATGATGATAAGCAGTATATGCCAACATATAAAACGGATGTGTTTAAAAAAGGTATGAATAATGAAGGTAGCTGCAAAATTTGTAGGAGAAAAATTGTGGGGGGAATAAAATGAAAAGAGGGTATAAAGCTTTTGATAGGGGGTTAAGGTGTCGGGGTTTTCAATATGAAGTCGGTAAATCATATAAATGTGGTGGTGATATTAAATTGTGTGAAAATGGGTTTCATTTTTGTAAAAACCCATTAGATGTGCTTGACTACTACGATCTATGTGAATCTGATTTTGCGAAGGTCGAAAGTTTCGGGGAGGTGAAACAGGATAATAAAAAAACAGTAACAGGCCATATCAGGATAGTAAAAAAAATGGATTTAAGAGATTTTATAAACTGTGCCGTAAATTATGTGAAAACATTATGCGGAATGCCCGATACTGGATACTTATCACGCAACGCTAGCTCCGGGGTTGACTCACACAACGCTAGCCCCGGGGATTACTCACAGAATGTTAGTTCCGGGTTTGAATCGAATAACGCTAGCTCTGGGAATGGCTCACAGAATGCTAGCTCTGGGAATTGCTCACACAACGCTAGCTCTGGGGATCGCTCACACAACGCTAGCTCCGGGAATGGCTCACGCAACGCTAGCTCTGGGGATTACTCACGGAATGTTAGCTCAGGGGATCGCTCACACAACGCTAGCTCAGGGGATCACTCACACAACGCTAGCCCCGGGGTTGACTCATGCAACGCTAGCTCTGGGGTTCACTCACACAACGCTAGCTCTGGGGGTCGCTCACAGAATGCTAGCTCTGGGGTTCACTCATGCAACGTTAGCTCTGGGGATTACTCACGGAATGTTAGTTCCGGGTTTGAATCGAATAACGCTAGCTCTGGGGATTACTCACAGAATGCTAGCTCTGGGGTTCACTCATGCAACGCTAGCTCTGGGGATTACTCACAGAATGTTAGTTCCGGGTTTGAATCGAATAACGCTAGCTCTGGGGATTACTCACAGAATGCTAGCTCTGGGAATTACTCACGGAATGTTAGCTCTGGGAATTGCTCACACAACGCTAGCTCCGGGAATGGCTCACGCAACGCTAGCTCTGGGAATTACTCACGGAATGTTAGCTCGGGGGATTACTCGTGGATAGAAATGACGGGTAATCATAACGTGGGCGCATCCATAGGTAATCATAGTACTATAAGGGGGGTGAAAGGGAGTTGGATTACTCTTGCGGAATATAATGCCCGGGGAATATGTATATGCGTAAAATCTGCTAAAATAGATGGAAAGAGGTTGAAAGAAAATGTTTGGTATAGTTTAAGGAATAAAAAATTTGTGGAGGCAACGTGAATAAAGAACAAAGATATGCGATTGTAGATAGGTGTATTAAAAAGAACAGACGTAAATGCAAGATGTATAAAAATAAATCTGATCGTGATAGCGTGGTATTATGTATAATATTTGTAGTTTGTGCGATGATTTTTCATGTATGGGTTCTATTTTGGAAAGCGGGGGGGTATTAATTATGTTTTATTTAAGGGTGTTGCTGCTGGCGTTGCTTATATATATAATTATAATGTCGTGGGAAATATCGGTGTATTTAAAATGTATGTAATAACAGGGGAGGGTATATGGAATTAAAATTCGGGAAGTACAAGGGTCAAAAAATTGAAGATGTCGTAAAGACAGATCGCAATTATGTAGAGTGGTTAAAAAATGAAAGTAAGTATGAGTCAGTAAAGAGTGCTGCAAAGGCGGTGCTTCTTATGAGCAACGAGAATCCAGTTGATAATAAAACGGATGTGCAACCAAAAACCAATCAAAGTGCAGTGCCGTTTTTAAATACAAAGGTGTCTGATTATAAATCTAAGGTATACAACACCGTGTTTATGAGTGTGTTTCATAACTTATTTAAAGACGTGTCGGCGCAAGAACAGATAACCATTTTGCATGATAAAAGCCACCAAATAAAAAGTTTAATTAGAAGTTATGCCAACGATGGGATAGACTTTATTGAGGGGAATGAAATGAATATAGATGTGCCATTTTAAAAAATAAGGGGGGTGAAAAACAGTGGGGCAAATAATAGGTAAACTACGATTAGCTAAACTAATAGGGTGCGAGAGAGCCTATACCAGACACCTTAAAGATAGGATAAAGCAAGTAGATAATTCGGGATACAGACAAGACTTAATTTCTCTATTAGCTATACATAAAATAAATATTGACATGTATAGAAAAAGAAAATTATATGAGCTGCCAGATGGGATAGATTTTAAGTCAATGCTTCGTGAATGGTACGACTGCATGAGATCGGATAATATACAACCATTTAGGGTTAAGTTTTCAGAAAGCGCATGTCAAAAAATATCTAAGGCAATGCGTGATCGGTGGGATAAAGTGGGGCGTATATCTAATAAAAAACATCGAATTATATGTCCCGTATGCAAGGAAGGACGTTTCATGTCCCATAAATCGTATACAAATAAACTTGCGCTCGGAAGGGGCGATATTTGTCGCAAATGCGCTGTTGAGCGAGCGATACAAAAAAAAGGCGGTTGGGCTGCGATAAATATAGGTAGGACATTAACCGAAGATCATAAAAGAAAAATAAGTCAAGGCCTAGTCGGCCATAAAGCGTGGAATAAGGGATTAAAATTCAGGTATGTTGCGGGGAGAAAAAAATGCAAACAGGATATCATTTTGACAAAGCAAACCATTTGCACATCTTAGACGGCAAGGCGTTGACGGGCACATCTAGTATTTCTAAGGTTTTGTATAAACCATTAGAATACTGGGCGAGTGGTAAGGCATTAGAATTATTGGGATGGACTCCGACTAAAACGAGCAGAAAAAAACGAGAGAATCAGGCTTTAATAATTCATGGTGATATATGCAAAATGGACAACTTACAATATCTCGATTTACTAGATAAAGCATATCACAACCATAGAAATAGCCTGAAAAAAAGTGCAGAAAAAGGCATAGATTTACATGCTGAATTGGAAAAATATATTAATTTCCAAATGGGTGATTCCACGGATGATAATTACAACGAGAGAATTACTTATTTTATAGAGTGGGCGGAAAAAAATGTTTCCGAATGGTTGTGGAGTGAGGCACATTGTTATTCGAAAAAATTATGGGTTGGGGGGATTTGCGACGCTGGGGCGAGGCTTAAAGACAATACTATAGCCCTTATTGATTTTAAGAGCTCTAAAACAGCGTATTTTAGTCATTATCTACAATGTGCGGGCTATTCTATACTAATAGATGAAAACGGCTTACTTAACGATTGTGGGGAAAAAATTGGCACATTAGATGGTAAGGTAGATCGTTTAATAGTATTTCCGTTTGGTGCAAAAAAACTCAAACCCCATTATAACAAATTTAGTATAGATGATCTTAAAGATGGGTTTAAAAGTGCGCTGCATTTATACAGGTTAATGATGTAAAAAGAGTGTAATATGGGCGTACTGCAATAAAATGATAATTTTTTGCTAAAAACAAACAAATATGCTGTATGGTAATAATGGGAGGCCTAAAAATGAAAGATAATTACGGTTATAAATACGACGAACATAAATCAAGGTGGGATTTACTACCATGGAAACAGATAAAAAAGGTTGTTGATGTACTTACGTTTGGTGCGCAAAAATACGGATCGTATAACTGGCAAAAAGTGAATAACCATAGATCCAGATATTTTGCAGCAGCTATACGACATATGACAGTATGGTATAATGGCGAAAAACATGATCCCGAAACAAAAATTAGTCATTTAGCGCACGCCATGTGTTGTATGTTATTTCTTATGTGGTTTGACGATAAAGATCTTTCGCAATATTACTCGGACACGTATGTTATAAATGAATGTATTGATGGAGAATATAATGAATTTAAACACCCTGTCACGTAAAATATATGAAGACAATAAAAAGAAAGGTTTTTGGGATAAAAATAGATGTCTCCCAGAAATACTTATGCTCATGGTTAGCGAATGTGCGGAGGCTTTGGAGGCGGACAGACATAATCAATACGCAAAACTGGGGCTTTTTGAAATTTTACACCACAGTAACCCCGATCGGTTTAGGGAAATATTTGAAATGTGGATAAAGAATAGCGTTGAAGATGAAATAGCCGACCTTATCATAAGGGCATTAGATTATTGCGGATCTAAAAAAGTAGATATACAAAAACATGTTGATTTAAAACTTAGATATAACAGACTTAGAAAGTATAAGCACGGAAAGAGATACTAAAGCAAGGATTACGGTGCTAGGCGAATGGCTTTCCCGCTGGCGTTGAATCTTGTGTATAAAGGGGGGTAAATGTTAGAAAAAGAAATAACAAGGTTGTCAAGTATTTGGTATGACTATGTTAGTATGGATCACTATAAAGACAGAGACTGTCATTGGACTATTGAAAAAACGTGGAGTTATGGAAAAAAAGCGAAGTATCGTGTATACCATTTTGGATATATTTACAGCTGTAAAAATGTAATTGAATGTGATACATACGTTGCAGCTGAAGTGGCCTTATTACAACTCCTAAAACATGCTATAAAATTAGAACAAGAGTGGTGTTTGGATTGTATACACAGTAAAGACGGTTGCGATAATCATACAAAAAAACAAGCTCGGTTTCTATCGGGGGTAAAAGTATGAGCAAGCCTAATCCATCAATATTACCGGGATACGATGAAACGCAGGCTGATTTTGAAAGGTGGTTAAAAGAGTTTGATATTGATAAAATAACAGCAGATGACTTAGGTGACATGTATCAATATTTTAAGGAGAAAAATGAAGAAAACCAAAATGTCAATTCGTAAGAAAATGGATAAAAGATGGTCGGAGCTAGTAAAAGAAAGGGCTGGATATAAATGCGAGAAGTGTGGCACAAAAAAGAAACGACTACATTCACATCATATTATGGGGCGTAGGATACTTCAAACAAGATGGTATTTGCCAAATGGCATGTGTCTATGCTCTAGTTGTCATAAGTTTAGCGTTAAGTTTTCCGCTCACGAAACAC